CCCCACCAATTTCACAGTAATATAACTAATACAACAATAAAATACATTAACATACATTAACATGGGAAAACTAAGTAAAATCAAAAGGGCGCCAAGTGGCGGAGGAGGCGTGGAAAACTACGCCAAGCTGCTTCAAGGCGAAAACAAGTTCAGAGTAGTCGGAGACATCGACGATACCCCACCAGGCTTTATCGTTGGGATGGTTGGGTGGACAACGAACGATGAGGGAAAACGTCGGCCTGTGCGCTATACGACAGGAGAGTCTGTTACGGAGACATTCAAGGACAAGCCCAAGGAGTTCTTTGCGATGCTCGTATGGAATTATGCGGATGAGAGAATACAAATCCTCGAATTAACCCAAGCAGGATTAAAGGATGAGCTAATTAAACTTGATGCGGATGAAGACTGGGGTGACCTGCGCAAGTACGACATATCTATTATACGTAGTGGTTTAGAGCTTGAGACTTCTTACGTTATGACCCCGAAGCCGCACAAGAAACGGACCGACGAGATCAATGCTGCGGTGAAAGCGATGAAGGTGAACCTCAATGCGTTGTTTACTGGTGACGATCCCTTTGCGGAAGAAGCACCAAGCGCAGAACCCAGTGGTGGTGACGAACCTGCACCTTTCTGAGATGTTAAGAACTGACATATCAAACTCTGCGTATCATTCGCAGGGCGAGTTGAGTCGGAGCGTGGCGTGGTCTTTGATCACGTCATGCCCGGCCAAGGTGTGGCACAGGATGAAGAATCCCACGCCCGACGATGCGAAGCATTTTGTGATCGGTGGATGCACTCACACCGCAACACTTGAACCGTTCAAACTCGAAGAGGAGTATGCGGTCAAGCCCGACAGTATTGACGGGAATAGTTCGAGGACGAATGCATACAAGGCGGCATTCCAAGAGATGCAGGATCATGCACCTGACAAACGTTGGTTAACTCAAAGCGACTACGACTTGTGCATGGGTATGGCGGATTCAGCAAAGGAGACTCCAATCTTGAAGACATTCCTAGGAAAGAGTGATACGATTATCGAGGGAACCGGATTGTTTGGATACCAGGGTGCGGATTGCAAGGTTCGTCCCGATCTATTTAACGAAGGCGCGGGTGTGGTGCTTGACCTCAAGACTACCCAAGAGGGAGATCCGCGAGGTTTCACACAATCGGTTCGTAAGTATGGGTATGATTTCCAAGCCTGTTGGTATATGGAGGGGTTGCGAGCTATGGGGTACGACCCCAAGCAATTCATCTATCTTGTGGTAGAGAAGTCACCACCCTTCCTTACGAGTGCTTACACTATAGATGCATCTCAACTGGAGAAGCAGAAGCCACGCATGGGTGAGGCTTGCAGAATGTGGAAGGAGTGCATGAAGTCAGGCGTATGGCCAGGTTATGGTGACCACATCCAAACCATTGGCACCACCGAACGCTTTGAGGTTGCGAAGAATCGATACTCGATCACGGACCTTGCGGCTAAGTTCAAGGTGCCAAGGAGTCGCGTCTACGGACTCATTGCGGAACACAAGCTGAAGAGTGAATACTACGGCAAGAAGCGTACCATCGCCCTTACTGAATTCTCGAAGGCGATAAACACACCGAGGAAAGTAGCATGAGTGGAAAAGTAATTAAACTGATGACCACCAAGAAAGCGTTGGCCCTGACGGGTTATCGCTCAATCAACTCGCTCATACAACTGCATCAATCGGAGGACGTTGCATTGACTTGTTACAAAATCAAGGGCGGCCGAGGACAAGGCGGAATCGACCAAGCTTGGAGTGTTAAGGAGTTGAATAAATTTATGAAGGATAACCATCAAACGACGGAGGAAAAATGGCTGATCGACTAGAACAAATAAGGCGCATCAAACAGGGTATTGGATTTGCAAAGGAACATGCGGATAATCGCGATTGGCAGGCGGCCATCGTTGTCCAAGGAGCATTGATCGAGCAACTCCTGGCGGTCGTGGAGGGTGAGGACTTGAATCATCACAGCGATCCCGACGTAAACATAACTTTCACCGAGGATTGCCAAGATGAGTGAGTGCATCGTAGCTATTGATCCCGGTGCGAGTGGTGGCTTCTGTCAATTCGTGGATGGCAAAGCAGTGTGGGCATGGAAGTTTACAACCTTCTCAGACTTTGTTGCAGACATCTTGGACTTGCGGGAGAACCCCGATCACTCGTTGGAGATAGTCTTGGAAGACGTGCCACCGTTTGCGGGAAAGAACATACCGTCATCAACTGGGTTCAAGCTTGGCAAATCATGTGGTTTCTATGAAGGCGTAGCCCGTGGACTACAGTTGCCCTGTCACATGGTAAGACCCCAAGCGTGGCAGAAAGGCTTGGCCAACGTGGCAGGGCAGGGTGGTGCCAAGAAGAAGCGTATACTCAAGGACCATGCACTCAGGCTTTATCCTAAGCTCGGCAAGACTGTAACACTGGCAACAGCAGATGCAGTCTTGATTGGGCATTATCACACAACAACAACAACACATAAGCACATATGAATACATCAATACACAACACACAAATCGCACCAAGCACGTACTTCTACGATCCCCAACTTGGCGTGTACATTACAATCAGAACAATCGACCCAATCATGGCCAAGGAGTTACTTGCCGGACAGCACAAGAACCGAAACATATCTCCATTCTCCGTGAATCGATACAAGGAGTTCATGCAAAGCAATCAATGGGTAATGAATGGCGAACCCATTATCTTCGGTGGCAATAAGCTAATCGACGGGCAACATCGTCTGAATGCTTGCATACAGGCAGGGAAGAGTTTCCAGTCTGTATGGATCGAGTTGCAGGATGATGGCGCGTTCAAGACTCTAAACCAGGGTAAGCGCAGAAATCCCGCAGATATTTTATCCATTGAAGGACACGCAAACGTCTCCGTTTTGAATTCAGCAATTACCATGCTTGCAAGGATTGACGAAGTAGGTGAGTTGCCGTTCCAAGGTTTCGGTGGTGGCACAAGGGTTTCAATCCCCAACCATGAGATCAACGAGTGGGCTAAAAAGTATCCGCACTTGGGACTGACCGTCAAGAAGTGTCAAGGGTGGTACAAGAACTTCCGCTTAAAGAAAGGACCATTCTCCTCTCTTCACTACATGTTGAGAAGATCGGAGACGCACTTGTTCGACTTTGATGACGAGAGTGCGGATTCCAATGCAGACAAGTTTTTCGACTCGCTTTGCAGTGGACTGGACTTGTCCAAGGGTAGTCCTATTCTTCCATACCGCAACCACCTCCTGCGCATGATGTCGGCTAACGAGAAGATTAGTCCACACTACATCATCCGTGGTGGAATTCTCAGTTACAATGCTTGGTTGACCGGACAAAAGACAAACACGTGCAGGGTTGGACGGATTACCAAGATCCCGAAGATCAACAAGGCCAATGCATGAGCCTGACCTTTCCGAATTCAAACAACAAACTGACGAAAGCGTAAGGCAAGCCTCCCTCCGACTGGCGGATAAGTACGGAGTGGAGGCTGCCACGGCACGGAATTGGGTATTGGGTCATCAAGACCCACTCAAGGGTTTGGTGAGGCTCAAGAAGAGCCGAGAGATGGACGAGAATTTACGGGCCATGATGGCCTTTGCATTACCTGGTTACACCTACACACTCGATGACATTGCCGAGTGCATTGGATGCTCCAAAGAACGGGTCCGGCAGATCCAGGACACCGCCCTTCGGAAGCTCAGAAGACGAACGGATTACTTAAAGAAAGAATTAAAAAAACGATGAAAAACATACTACAGAAAGCTATATTTCACTGCTTATTCCTGTTGTCCATTATTGTATTTATATGGATGGTGTGGGGATTTGTCGCAACCATATTGGGGATCTAAATCATGTCGAAAAACAAAGAAAAAAGGATCATGCTTGGGGACACTCCCAACCGTATTTTGGAGGAGTATTGCGAACTAACAGGACTCCAGCAAAGTGCCGTGATTACCGTCCTTTTACTGGAGGATCTATGGAAACGCCTCGCGCACGTGCGTCATTCTTTACAGAATGAATATAATAATACATATAGCCCAACTTCCAACGATCCTCCAAAAAACACGGCAAAGAAAAAACCCACACCCCGGAAGAAAAACAAGACCCCGCTACCCGAAGACTTCGACCCACCCAAAGCGATTTCGGAAGAGGCAGGAGTGAACCACGAACAAGCAGTTAGGTTTTTCAAAGCTCAAGCGGAAGCAAAAGATTATCGTTACGTAAATTGGGACAAGGCATTCGCATTGGCGGTCAACGGTTACCTTCCGCAAAACTACCCGCAAATTTTGCAGACCAAACAGGAGAACGAATTTTAGCATGGATTACGACCTGGCGGAAATTGCGGTCCTTGCCGCATCCATGCGTGACGAGTCGGGCCGAGGATCGGCTACCGCTCTTGAGCATCTAACCCCCCAAGATTTCTCATCCCCGGAAAGGCAACGCATTTTCAAGGCAATCGGTAAGCTCGCCCCAAAATGCAACGAGATTGACATCCTCATTGCGGAACCATCACTGGCGGATTCCATTACTTTTATTTCGGAGCAATACGGAGGTGGACAAATCGAGCGTTACGTTGACTACCTAATCGAACACCGCAACCATCGTGCAATTGAGTTGGCGATACTCAAAGCACAAGACACAATCAAAGAGGGTGGTACAGCAGAGGAGGTTGCTTCCTCCTTTACCCACTCCGTAGCCAAGGCACTGAGTAAACGCAAAGGACAGGTATCTCTCAAAGATGCAGCCACCCAAGCACAAGCGGATTTTTACAATATCGATGCAGGTGGTGTCTCCGCAATCCCCACGGGTTTCTCGAAACTGGATGCCCACTTACAAGGAGGACTCAAAAAGGGAAGTCTTTACGTAATTGCGGCAAGGCCAGGTATTGGGAAATCAGCACTTGCGATACACCTTGCAATCCAAGCAGCGCAAAAAGGAATCCGTTCCTCTTACGCCAGTCTCGAAATGCTTGCGAAGGAATGCGCAGGCAGGTTACTCACTTCCGTGAGCGGAGTTTCCCGTCCAACCGCACAAGGCAGTCTCTCCCATGCAGACAGGCAAAAGATTGAACAAACCGTCAAAGCGTTACGAGGTTGGCCGATTACATTCAAGGATGATAACCAAGCTACCCTCGAAGCATTTTGCGCATTTCTCGCTCAACAACGCTTGGAGGGTGAACTAGGCTTGGCAGTCATAGACTACCTCCAACTCCTCACCTCTCCCGGTTTCTCCTCAAGGCATGAGGAAGTGAGCGCAATTTCTCGTAGCATGAAAGCACAAGCACTCGAGCTTGACTTGCCCGTGGTAGCGTTAAGCCAACTAAATCGAAACCTGGAAGCACAAAACCGCAAACCCGCATTGTCGGATCTGCGTGAGTCAGGGTCCATCGAACAAGACGCAGACGTGGTTATGCTTTTATCCAAAGAAAAGGAAGTTTCTCCTTCCAAGGACATCATCCGAATTCACCTCGCGAAGAATCGAAACGGGGAAACTGGATATGTACTTGCGGAGTTTGACAAAAGCGTAGGGCGTTTTACAACCCATATCCCAAGCAGATTAAATGAAGAATCACCCGTTTCTCCTTCGGA